ATTACTAGCACCAGTTTGTGTTAAATCAGAATGTGTAAAAAGAAGATTTGGAATTATATCGGATAAAAAAATTGATTGGCCGCTAATGACTAATTTAATCAAAGTAGATTTTAAACCAGACCCTGAATATTATCTTACTGTAGAAAATAAAAAAGGTGATTCAGTTTCAGTGCATGCGAAAGATGTAAATAAACTAAAAGATCAAAAAGAATTAAGAGGTTTAATTATGGCTCAGGCTGATATATTTCCTCCACCTATTAAAGCAATGGACTTTCATGCAATGATAAATGCTTTATTAGATACACAAGATACAGTGCAACCGGCTCCAGGGACCAGACCGATAGAGATATTAAAGAAATTATTAAAGGAACATATCAACGGGCCTCAGGCTACAACACATAATTCTTTTTTAAGTGGTAACGTATTGAAAGATGAGACTTACGCATATTTTGTTTATGATGACTTCTTTAATTTTTTAAAAGAAAATGAATGGAAAAAAGATTCATCTAGAACTTCTTATATGATAGAACAAATGTTTGAAAATGAAAAAGATCATTTACCTAAACCAGAATTTGGTAAAAAGAAAAGATTTCCTGGCATTAATAAAAAAACAAATAAACCATATCCAGGTGTAAATCATTGTGCAAAAATTCCATTGTATTTATTTAAAGAAGAGGAAGAAGTAGAAGTAGAAGAGATAATAGAACAAGAGAATGAAGAGGATATTGTATAATGATATATAAATACTTTGGTCCTCCAGGTACAGGTAAAACATATAAATTAATTAGTAGAGCTAAAGCTTATGTAAGAATGGGTGTGCCATTAGATAAGATTGCATATTTTGCTTTTACAAAAAAAGCCGCAGAAGAAGCTAGAAAAAGAATGCCTGTACCAGATAAAGATTTATATTACTTTAGAACTATTCATTCATTTGCTTTCGACCAATTAGATTTAAATACAAAAAAAGTAATGCAACCAAGTGATTATGAAAAGATTGGTAAAGATTTAAATTTAAGAGTTAAGTATTATGACAAATATAATAAAGAAGAAATATTTTATTTAAATAGTGATAGTCCATATTTTCAAATGATAGGGAAAGCAATTAATAGAGATGTCACTCCTAGAGAAGAGTATGATAGAAATGAACATAACTCTAAAGAAATAAAATGGCATATTTTAAAAAATATTAGTGACAATTTAGAAGAATATAAAAGAGTAAAAAAGAAATTAGATTTTAATGACATGATTAATCAATTATTATTAAAAGATAATTTGCCAAAATTTAAAGTTATATTTATTGATGAAGCACAAGATTTATCTCCATTACAATGGAAACTATTTGATAAATTAAAAGAATATGCCGATGATATTTATTTAGCAGGAGATGATGATCAAGCAATTTTTGCTTGGGCAGGAGCTGACGTTGATAGATTTATAAATGAACCAGCTAAAGAAAAAGTATTAAAGTATTCCAAAAGAATATCTAAAGCAGTTCAGGAATCATCTGTAGTGCCATTAACTAATATAATTGGATTAAGAAAACTAAAACAATATTATCCGAGAGACTATGAAGGCATAAGTGAAAAAATAAATAATTTAGATCAGATAGATTTAACTCAAGGTAAATGGTTAATATTAACTAGAACAATTTCTAGATTAGTAAGAATGACAAAAGAATTAAAGAAAAGAAATTTATATTATTATACTAATAAAGGTAAGAGCTTTATTGTTAGATTGTATAATGCATCGGTTAATTATAATTCATGGTGTAGAGGAATTGAATTAGATGAAAAAGAAGTAAAAGATATAGAAGAATATACTGGCCTTAAACAAAAAAATTGGGACAATACAATAGATTGGTTTGATGCATTTAAAGACGCAAATTTAGATGAAAAAGAATACATTAAATCTATGTTAGATAATGGAGAAGATTTAGATAAAGAAGCACGTATAAAAGTATCTACTATTCATGCAGCTAAAGGTGGAGAAGAAGATAGTGTAATTCTTTGTTTAGACATTGGAGATAAAATTAAAAAGGCAATTAAAAGAAGTCAGGCAAAACATGATGAAGAACATCGGGTTTGGTATGTGGGAGGAACACGTGCAAGAAATAATTTATACAAATTAAAAGCAAGGATAAAAAGAAATGAATATAAACATATTTAAGAATTTACATACTAACGTATGTAAACCGATCGGGAGCGAGATAACCCTGATCGCTGAAGTGGTAGCAGCGTGCTCTAACGAGCGAAGTTGGTTCGATTTCTCGAACTCCCTTCTTTGGATATCAAAACATATCGTTAAACCAACAACTACCACACTTAACTTAACTTAAATGGAGAAAAATATGACTAATAAAAATATGTTTGATGATGTATTTCCACAAGACAAGCAGATAGGCGGGAATCACTACAAAAACTTTCGCATTCAACCTTATGAATTTATTTCTAAGAATGACCTTTCTTTTTTTCAAGGGAATGTTATTAAATATGTATGTCGTTATATGAATAAAAATGGCATACAAGATTTAGAAAAAGTAATTCATTATTGTGAATTAGAAATTAAAAAAATGAAAGATATAAAAGGTAAAAAATAATGTTAATGCCAACTACAGAATGGGTAGCACCTTTAGAATTTCCTGATTTAAGGAAAGCAGACGAAATAGCAATTGACTTAGAAACTAGAGATCCAGACTTAAAGAAACTGGGCTCAGGAGCTATAAGTAATAATGGTGAAGTTGTAGGTATAGCTGTCGCTGTAAATGGTTATAAAAATTATTTTCCAATAGCTCACGGTACAGGTCCAAACATGGATAGAGATAAAGTTCTTAAATGGTTTAAAGATGTTTGTGAATCACCTGCTACAAAAATTTTTCATAATGCTATGTACGACGTATCTTGGATACGTAGTTTAGGTATAAAAATCAATGGTTTAATTATAGATACTATGATTGCAGCGTCATTAATTGACGAAAATAGATTCTCGTATACGTTGAATTCATTATCATGGATATATTTAAACAAAGGTAAGAATGAATCTTTACTTACAAAAGCAGCTAAAGAAAGAGGATTAGATCCTAAAGCAGATATGTGGAAGATGCCTGCAAGCGAAGTAGGTGCATATGCAGAAGAAGATGCTGCATTAACTTTAGAACTTTGGAATTATTTTAAAAGAATAATTATTGAAGATGAATTACAAGATGTGTTTAATCTAGAAACTGATCTGTTTCCTTGTTTAGTTGATATGCGCTTCCTAGGCGTCCGGGTAGACGTGTCCAAAGCCAATCAATTAAAAACAGCACTGGCAGTAAAAGAAGAAAACCTATTGCAACAAATAAAAATAGAAACAGGAGTAGATACTCAGATATGGGCAGCCAGATCGATCGCACAAGTTTTTGACAAACTGAAGCTACCTTATAGCCGTACTGAAAAGACTGACTCTCCTTCATTTACTAAAAATTTTATTTCCTCTCATAATCATCCTGTAGTTCGTATGATAGCAGAAGCTAGAAAAATAAACAAGGTCAGTACGACATTTATTGATACTATATTAAAACATGAACATAATGGTAGGATTCATGCAGATATAAATCAAATACGTTCTGATGATGGCGGTACAGTAACTGGTAGATTTAGTTATTCAAATCCAAACTTACAGCAAATACCTGCAAGAGATCCAGACACAGGACCATTAATAAGAAGTTTATTTATACCTGAAGAAGGTTGTAAATGGGGTACATTTGATTACTCACAACAAGAACCAAGACTTGTTGCACACTATGCATTAAGATTTGAATATGATTCAGCGCAAGTAATTGCAGATTCATATGAAAATGATCCATCAACAGACTTTCACCAAATTGTTGCTGACATGGCAAACATAGATAGGAAAGAAGCAAAGACAATTAACTTGGGTTTATTTTATGGAATGGGTAAAGCTAAACTACAAAATGAATTAGGTGTATCAAAAGAAAAAGCAGATGAATTATTTAATCAGTATCATGGTCAAGTACCTTTTGTTAAAGAGTTAATGACTGGAGTTATGGAAGCTGCACAAAATAAAGGTAGAATAAAAACATTACTTGGTAGACGTTGTAGATTTCCTAAGTATGAACCTATACTTAGAGGAAGTGATTGGGGTACATTTGTACCTGCACAAGATCATGAAACAATATTAGAGTTACAAAAAATGGGACCACATGAATTAGATGATGATGGTAATGTCGTAAAAGATAAAGATGGTAAGCCTAAGAAAAATTATTGGCATCAAAATCCAATACGTAGAGCATTTACTTACAAAGCATTAAATAAACTTATTCAAGGTAGTGCTGCAGATATGACT